CTGTCTGACTCTTGGTCCACTCCCACACGTAGTTGGTGCCCACGGCGGTCTTGGTGCGACCCAGGACCTTCAGGTTGAGCACCACGGTCGGGCACCCGAGCTTCTCCTTGGTCAGGGGAATGCCGGTGTCCTGCTCGTAGGTGAGAGCGCCGTCGCCGAAGGCCACGTCGAATTGACGGACGGTTCCACCGCGGGGGCTGTTGCGCACGGCAACTCCGCCAACCTCGGTGTAGGCCACGTTTGCTGCGAGAATATCAGCCATGGATTCTCCTTGCGAAAGCGGGGGAGAGGTTTGCACCCCTCCCCCGTTTCAGTCAGTGGCCTACGATGCGATCTTGGTGATCGGAGACTTGGCCTTTGCCCCAGGGTCCGGCTGTCCGTTCTCCCGGAGTACCACCCAAGCTCGGAAGGCTCCGCCCGCCGCACCAGCGGCCTGCGTGACCTCCACGTAGAACTTCCCGCCCTGTGGCACGACGTACGGAACGTCGAGGTCAGACGAGAGGAAGCGCGCACCGACAGCCACGCACTGCGCAGCGGTCGGCGTTCCATCAGAAGCACGGGCGTCAGCAACCGTGATCTCCGTGCTGTCCTTCGGCAACGTGAGAGTCGCAACCGTCGTGGTCGTACCCCCTTCCGTATCGACCACCTTGAGTGCGACGATGCAATGCGTCGCATTCGCGTTGGTCAGGGCCTCGGTGAGCGAAACCCCGAACGCTTCGAGCGCCCCACCGTTGGGGCAGTGAATCGAACCGTTCGCCACGGTCACGGCCTTCGGGACACCGCTGGTGGTGTCGTCGTCTTGGACGATCTCACTCGGCTTCAGAATGGCGGCGGCTGCCTCCACCTGAACGTCCGGCGTTCCAGCGCCCGCGGACGTGAGGCCGAAAAAGTTGATCGTTCGACGCGGATCTGTGTACATGGTGTTCTCCTTCCTTCTCCTTGCCGCTTACGCGGAGGTGACGTGAATGACCCGGCACTCGCCCGCATTGGCGGTGTTCCAGACCAGGCCGAAGGCGAGGACACCGTACCACGCAACCGACTTGGCACGACCGAAGTCGGCCGGCTGCGCTGCACGAAGCTCGGGGCTCACCGCCTCCGCCATCACCACCGCATCCTCCCCGAAGATGACCGCCTCACCGATGCTGTTGGTACCCTTGGCGTTGCTCAGAGCGTTGGCGTGGTTCGTCTCGACGAACCGGATGTTCTCGATCCGACCGACCTCGAAGTTCGCCTTCGCCTCGGGGTTGGTGTAGATGTGCCACTGCTCCCATGCCGGGTCACGCCGGATGCCCCGGAGCGCCTTCGTGGCCGCGATGCCCATGTAGTTGTTCCCGTCCCACGGGGGCGTGAGCAGGGTCGCGTACAGGTAGTCGCGGATCTCCTCGCAGTGGAACACGTTGAGGTTGGAGGTCGCCGTGGCCGGCGTGCCGTTGGTGGTGATCGTGGCGGCACCCGCACCCTGCGGCGCGTACTTCACGAGCGTGCTCTTGAAGCCAGTCGCGGCCATGGTGTCCAGCACCAGGGTCTTCTGGCTCATGAGCCGGCTCTGGATCGGGTTCTCGATGTCGTACTCGCTCAGGTCCTCGGAAAGCGAGGTGTAGGGAACCGCGCGCCCGATCTCCTGCACCGTGATCGACACAGTGCTGAGAGCGAACACGTCCTCGGGGATGCGGTTCAGCTCGGTCAGGACGGCGGAAGTGGGCTCCGCGATCGTCGAGACACGGGTCAGGGTGATCGACTCACCCTTCTTGCGGCCGAAACCCTCGACCCCTCGCACGAAGTCCATGAACTTCGAGTTTTCGAGGGCCTTCATGTAGAGCTTGCGGCTCAGGGCATGGTTCTTGTACGTGCCTGTCGGCGCGTCGAACGTCCATGAAAACGGAGCGGGCATGGTGGTGGTCTCCTTGGGTTACCGTGGAGACTGGGGGATCGCAGTCCGCGAGCCGCCTCGTGAGAACGCCTCGGCAGCGGCCTTGCGCCGCTCCTTGAGAGCCGCCGAGAGAGACTGCGGACCCTCTTCCTGCTTCCTGGCGGGACCAGCCTGCGCCTGTCGGCGGGTGCTGCCTTCCAGTACCGGAGGTTTCGGGGTCCGAGCCTTGATTTCCGGCGCTTGGCCGGTGATGCGGCTGAGGCGTTCCTTGGCGAGTCGGCCGAGTTCCTTGAAGCCGTCTTCCACGGAGAGTGATGCGAGAGAGTCCATGTTCTGCGCCATCACCGCATCCACGATGTCTCGGTTGTCCCGAAGTATCGTGTTCTCGGGGAGGGCATAGAACCGGTCGCAGTGAGTCTGCCACGCGGCTTTGCGGGCGGTCTCCTGCGCTTTGGCTGCCTCGGCCTGCTCGTACTCGACTCGGAGTTCCTCGCGTCGCGCGTCTTCCTTCGCCTCTAGGTGGGCGATCAGCTGACGCTGGTGCTCTGCGGGGTTCTCGATTGCCAGGTCCGGATCAGGGGCCTTCGGCAGCTCGGGCTTGGTCTCAGGCTTCTCACCACCGGCCGCACTCGTGCGCGCAGTCTCCAGGCGGGTCAGGCGTTCCCGCACGCGCTGAAGTTCAGCACCGTGCGTTCCGTCACGCCGATTGATCTCCCTGGTGAAAGCGTCCGCGATGTCTTTCGGGGCTCGATAGGTCCTGCCGTCCAGCGTGATCGTGCGCTCTTCGGGGGCCGCAGCCTCCGTGTCGGCACGCTCGCCCTCGGGCTGGTCATCGGACGGCACATCACCAGCCTGCCGGGCTTCGAAATCCTCGGCGGAAACGGCCGGATTCGGGTTGAAGCCGGTCATCAGGTCCGCGTCGGTAACTTTTTCAGGCATCGTTCGTCCTTTCGGCGGATTCCCCGTCGTCAGATTGCGCATGCAGCTCGTCGGCCGCTTTCTGCGCTCCCGTCACGTCGTCTTTCAGCTCTTGGTGGTATCGGCGGAGGGCGTTCGCGCACGCGATGTGCATGAAGGCCCGGTCTGGCGTGAGGAAGCCCCCACGTAGCTCGTTTTCCGCCCCCTCCAAGATCGCCAAGCGGCGACGATCCAGGTCAAGTCCAACACCAAGACCCAGGACTTGCTGGGCTCGGGACCCTTTTTCCAGGGCAGCTGTGATTCGGTCAACTGACTGTTTCTCGGGCTGCTCGAATGGGCCTGGCATTGGCACCCTCCAAGATAGCAGACCGCATAGCAGAACGCAAGGCCCGCGGGCTAACTACCGAGGATTTCTCGGGCCTCGGCGCCCGTGTCCACCAGAACGAAGCCCTTTCGGTTGGCCTGGTCGAGTTCCTGGGCCAGGGCGACCATCACGTTGAAGGCGCCGCCGAGGGCCTGGACGATGAACTTCAGGCGCGGGTCGAAGCGCTCGATTTCGTCGTCCCGAGGCCGGTTGTTCTTGAACCATGCCTGAGCCTCACCGGCCACGTCGAGGATGTGTCGCATCTCGTCCTCCGAAAAGTTGCGCGCCCAGCCGGGATTCTTCCGAACGGCCTGGGAGAGCTTGATGATCGTCTGGTGGACCTTCATGGCGGCGTCCACGATGAGCCGCTCGACGGGCTGGGAGAGGTCGTAGCGCTCCTGCCAGTAGTTGAACCAGGTGTGCCACTCGATTGCGCGCGGCAGAGCGGCCGAGGCACCGAAAAACCAGTCGGATTCGTTGCCGCGCTGGCTCACGCGAACCTCCCGTCTCGGATTCGGCGCCGTTTCATCGCCTGGGTGAGCGATTTCGGCCCGGCGTCGTCCTCGTAGGGCTCGCAGTGGTCCATGTCAAGCTCGATTCGGTCGTCGTACTCGTTCGAAGACACCGATGAGACCTTCCCGCGGACCTTGAAGCCCTGCTTGGCGCCCACACGGGCCTTCCGCATCAGTTTCCGGGCCATCCGGCCGCTGATCGAGGCCCGATTCGGTGCCCGGTGCTCGACGAGGGCCTGGTTCAGAGCCTTACTTCGGCGCGTAGCCATTCGCCAACTCCCCGAAGAGCTGCTTCTTGCGCTTCCGGCGGTATCCGCCCGTGCTTGTGAGCCGCCCTTCCCGTTTCATGTTGAGCGCCATCGCCACGGCCTGCTCCTGGGGCTTGCCTTCGTGGACGAGGTGCGAGATTTTCTTCGACACAGCGCCCTTTCGGGCCTTCTTCTTGCCGTGTGGCATCAGAGTTGTCCTCCTCGGAAGCCTGTCGGGTTCGCCGGGGCCATGGACTGCTCGATCGTGCTGCCCGCGCCGCCCGTTCCCATGGTGCCGGGCGCGGTCGGGGTACCTGGCGTGGGTCCACCTGGCCCGGTTCCCCCTCCCGTGATGCCGCCTGCGGGCAGTGGACCTGCCTCTGGCGGCGTTATCCCGGCGTTGACCGGCGGGATCGAGTACCCACCGGGCTTCTTCTCGTAGCGTTCGGGCGCGAGGCGCATCGCACGCATCATGTCTTCGAGGTACGGCACCACGTCGTACTTGGAATCGAAGGCCATGAGCAGTGCCGGATTGACACCGAGGCTCTGGAGGAAGGTCGTCAGGCGCGCGAACATCTCCTGGCTTTGCGCCAGCTGGCGGAGGCCCTTCACGTTGAAGCGCACCGCCTGCGCCATCATGACGAAGCGCTCGGCCGAGGTCATGGACTGGAGCACCAGGGCGCGTTCCGGGCCGACGATCTGCACGACCTCGGGCTCCAGGAAGTCGTCCACGTACTGCCAGAGCGTCATCCAGCACAGCTCGACGATCGGCACGACGTAGTTGCGTTCGATGAAGGACGAGAAGCCACCGAAGAGCCCTTGGCTAGCCTGGTTGGCGAGCGTCACCTCGGTTGCCTTGGTCTGGCGCACCGGTAGGTTGCCCTGGGCGGTGTCGGGGAGCGCGGTCGCGGTCTGGAACTGCGCCGACTTCTGCCGCTGCATCTCGATCGCAAACTGCGGCATCGAGCCGTCGTCCACGCGCTCCAGGAACTTGTCGGTGGGCTGGGCGCCCTCCTTCAGCTTGCCGGTGTACCCCTGGGGCACGCCGTCGTCGATCTCCTCCGGGTTCTCCAGGAGGTCGGGCCGGCACTGCCGGATGCCCCACACCTCGGCGATGGCGCCGTCAAGCATGAGGTTGTCCAGCTCGTTCATGGCGCGGGCGACCGGGACTGCATGATCGGCGAGCGCCTTGTGGTTGGTCGAGAGGGGCACGCGCAGGATCGCGCCCTCGACGAAGGGGCGCCGGCCGTGCCAGAACGGGTTGGGCGTGGGCTCGCGTAGGAACTGCCGGTCCGAGGTCGTCGTGAGCAGCTGGTTCGGCGGGAGCAGGCGCTTCCCGTCGCGGAGGTCCACCACGTCGCCCCACACCTCTCGGATGCGCGGCGCGTAGAAACCGGAGTCCCCGGTGTCGGCGAGGTCGCTGCGGCGGCGCTTCTCGTAGTCCGGCGTGGTCCCGCCTGCGTCACCGCCCCCGCGGTTGTTCACCAGGCTGTCGATCACGTCCGGATCGTAGTCGGGGTTGTCACGCAGGGCCGTGAGGGTCGTGCTCTTCTCGTGGATCGTGTAGAGGCCGTAGCCGGTCACGTCGGGGTAGTAGTCTTCCCACGGGATCAGGTCGATGGCGAGGCGCAGCATCGGCACCTCGACCGTCTGGACCACCGTGTCGAGCTGCTGGTAGTCGCTCATGTACTGGCCCAGCGGGTTGCCGGACTCCAGCATGTAGTTGAACCGGTTGCAGCGGACAGCGTAGACCTTCGCGCAGGCGATGGCCTCGATCAGCCACATCTTCGCCGAGTCGCTCATGACCGTGGCGAAGTTGTGCGCGGTGTCCACCATATCGCCCGGCTGGTAGAGGCGCTCCAGGTAGAACAGGAGCCAACGCCGGATGGTGACCGGATCGAAGGCGGCGGGGCCGATGCCGGGGTTCACCACGTCCACCCAGTCCTCGGTCTCGGCGAAGGGCTGGCCGAAGAGGTTGGCGATGCGCTCGATCGCCATAGGGAAGTCCGGCATGAAGTCCTTGGACTGGTGCTTCAGCTTGTGCGACCAATCCTGCCGGCCGTGGTAGTAGTCCCAGTTCTCCTTGTTGCGCGACATGCGCGGCCACCGAGCGGTGTGGGACACACGCCGGTAGCTGTCGAGCACGTCATGGATCGCGGACTCGCTGCCGAGTTCGCCCTGCGCGTTGTAGGAGAGGAGCGGTTGCTTCAGCACGTCAGCCATTCGAGACTCCAAAGGCGTAGCCCGCCTGCTTCATGGGGCGGGACGACGGTCGTCGATGGCTCGCAGCAACCCGCGAAGCCGGTTCACGATAGTGGGCCATGTACCCGAACCCGTCAGTCCAGCTGGTCCGGCGGAAGTAGGGGTCTTTCTTGTTCGTGGTCTTCTTGATCTTGCCCTGCTTGTCGCGGAGCACCTGTTCGAAGTCCGCGATGGTCTCGGTCATGGTCGGGACCAGCTCGACGCGCGAGCGCCCGTCCGGACCGCGCAGCAGGGTGTTCACCGAGTTGATGCGGTCCTGGATGTTCGGGTTCGCTTCCGGGACGAACATCCGGACGCCTATGTTGGCGCCGCGCATCCCCTCCATGAGCAGCGCGTAGTTGGAGCGCCCCGTCTGACCGCGGTTCTTGCCAGTCGCGTCGCCATACAGCCAGACCTCGGCGCCGTGGGCCGGGAAGATGCGCCGGAACTCCTCGGCCATCTGGAGCGGGCCGGCGTCGGTCTCGATCGTGATTTCGGCCAGGCCGCGGTAGATCGGCCAGCCGCGCTCGTTCTGGAGTTGCCAGACCGTGCTGCCCATCGGCTCGACGTTGAAGTCGATGCACCAGAGCAGCGGGATGCGCCAGTCGAGGTGCCGGACACGGGAAAGCGCCGGGTTCACATGGATGTTGCGGGTGAAGGGCGGGTAGGCGCGTACGCCGCCCGCCACGCGGAGCAACTCGCCGTTAAGGCGAATTCGCCGCTCGATCGAGCCATCAGGGAACAGGGACTCCAGGCGCGCGATCTCATCGGGGAGGAGGTACGGGTTATCGTAGATCGACGCGGTGAACACGTCGAGCCGGTCGCGCAGCTGCCCGTCGAGCCACGGCTGGAACTTCTTGTCGTAGAGCCAGCTGACGTTCTCGACGTTCTGGCCCTCTTCCGGCAGCAGGGTAGCCGCACCGCGAATCCACAGCTTGCGCCCGGCCTCGATCCGGATGGAGCACTCGTTGTAGACCGACTCGGTGGGCGGCTCGTCGAAGACCACCATGTCCTTGCCGACGCCGTAGAAGCTCGACTGGCCCTGGTCGCAGGACTTGAAGCCGATGATCGAGCCGTTCTTCAGGCGGAGGACGTTGTTCGTGGCGTTCCAGCCGTGCTGCCGGACCTCGTGCGGCGGGATGAAGGGACGGTGCGCTCCGGGCGGCACGTAGCCGTTGTCGAAAATCTTGGGCTGCATGATGTCGCGCGACATGGGGAACGTCGGCGACACGACCCACACGGAAACCGAGCGGTCGTAGGTGACGATGCCGCTGGGATTGTACGCGCCCTTCGGGTTCGGATTACCGAAGCGGGAGAAGCCGGCGACCACCGCGGCCACCACGTCGGACTTGCCGATGCGGTTGGCGCCCGTGTACCACGCCTCGTCCTTGGTGCTCTCGATGAATCCGGTCTGGCCTCCGCCCACCTGGGAGCGGAACGGCTCGAAGGCGAAGAGCGGGTCGGAGCCCCGGCGCTTCTTCAGCTCCTCCGAGGCGAGGTAGGCGTAGACGAGATTCGACCGGCTCATGCGCAGGGGTAGTCGAACCCGAGCCCGTCGTCTTCAGGGTCGGGACCGGGCGGGGTGTGGTTTCCTACACGTACGTCCATCGCTCACTCGGCGGGCAGGTACAGGAGCACGGAAAGTACGACTCAGCGATCCAGTAGGCGGCGCCCAGGATCATCGTCGCCACGGCCAGCCCAATCAAGCACAACCGAAAGAACGAGCACAGCAACGAGGAGAGAAAGGAACGCGAGCCAGAGCGCCTCCGCGACGACGGTTGCTGCCACTCGGATAGCACGACGGGCTACTTCCCCGCGGCTGCGCGGACGGCTTCGGCGAGTTGGGCGTCCGAGAGGTCCCGCACATCCGGCCGGCTGTCGGCGCCCCCGGCCACGAAACTCCGGAGCCGGCTCGCCTCGTCGAGAATCTTCGTGAAATTCAGTGCCACGCGGGCGTACTTTTCCAGCCATTCGATCTGGCGCTCGGCCTGCACCATGAGGGCGGCGTCCTGCACGTCGGGGTTGGCGAGCATGCGCTCGACCCGGAGCCGAATCTCGTTCAGCTGGGGCTCCAGGGACCCGCGGACGCGCTCTACGTCGGCGATGACCGTGGACAGGCGCTCTCGGGCGGCGGCGATGACGGGATCGAGGGTTTCGGCCTCGTAGCCGCAGTTGGACGGGCGGGTGGCTTCTCCCATGTGCCCCATCATACCCTATGCGAAATGCGGAGTAAACCGAGGGATTTCCCGGAGCCCTCCACGGTTCATGAACCGTGAACGCCCCGCGCGAGCGCTCCCCCGCGGGGGTAAGTCCTTCTACTACGTTTCCGCCGTGCGAACCTATGGTAGGGACCAAGGTTGACGTTCTCACTGTCCGGGGGTTGCCGTCTGCTGTGCGGTCTGCTGTGCGGTTTGCTTTGCGATCCGCTATGTTGCACAGCGTTTGCTGTGCGGTCTGCGCATACGCGAATAGCATTTCTTGTGCCAGCACAGCACCCCCTACTGCATACCCTACTGTGTGTGCTTCGGCGACCGACAAAGCAGAACGGCTAGTGTTGCAGGATTGACGCCGATGGCAAGAATGCAACGGTTTACCAGCTAGAAAGCCAGCAAATACGTAGGTTCGGCCTGGTACGCCGATTGCTTCCTTACCTGGCAAGCGCTGCGAACCGAACCGGGGCAAGCCACTGGCGGCCCGTGCTACGATGGTTCGGCAAGCGGCGCCCGGAGGCTGACCGATCCTCCGCTCCTCCTGGCAAGGCGCGGCGACGAACCGCATCCCTACCAGGCGACGACGTAAGCGGGCGCCCGCGGCCCGTACGGAAGCCGGCGGATCTTCGAACCGGCGACACTCAGGCAATGCTGGCCTGCTATGCCGTGGTCTGGTAGCTGACACTACGAACGGCACGGGCGCAACGTAGCAGGCGACACTAGGCAAAGCTGGCATCCTGTCAACCGGTAGCAAGGCCAGCGGGGCACGTAGCCCGCTGGCTTAAGGTACCGGTTGGTACTAGGAGGTAACACGCATGTTTGACTTGAACGTATCGTGCGCGGTTGGTGACAACGATCACCACGGCCGGACCGTGCTCTGGTTCGACTGCCAGCCGAACACGATCACCAAAGGCGACTGCGCTGTGGACGTGCTCACGTTCCAAGGTGGGCATGTCGTGGTCACAGCGTACCCGTGCAAAGCTCACCACGCTGAGTGGTGCGCAGCTGAGCACGGTCCCGACTGCGAGTGCTTCCACTGGGAATCCTGACCGATCCGACTCGGCAGCTAGGACGCCTCGGGTGAGCGGGGCGTTCGCTGGTGTCATGTCGGCACCAATCAGCTACCGGGAGGTTGACATGGTGAATCTTGAGCGAGTTCAGAGGTGGGTAGACGCGCTCGAAAGCGGCGAGTTCAAGCAGGCGCGCGAGAAGCTGACCGGAGAGTCGATCGACGATCCGGAAGAGAGCGGCTACTGCTGTCTCGGTGTCCTGTGCGAGCTGTATCGCCGAGATCATCCCCACACTTCGAGGTGGAACGGAGACATTTTTGTCTCCTACGGCATCAACGAGTGCGGGGAAGAGGTCGCGTCGAGTAGCTCGGAGACTCTCACCGAGCAGGTTTCGCGGTGGGCTGGCTTCTCCAATAGCAGCCACGACCGCAACCCGATCCTCTTCGGCCTAGATACGGCGAGCGAGCTGAACGACATTCGGAAGTTCAACTTCCGAGAGATCGCCAAGTTCGTACGCCAGAAATTCCTCGGGACTCCGGCTGCGGAGTGACCAGTTGGGGCGCCCTTCGGGGCGTCCCGAGGTGTTCACTCCCGAACACCAAAAACGCTACGGAGGTTGACAATGGGTGTTCGTATCGAGACGGTGCGTGCGAAGCTCGGGGCTCGGCTCCTGGACATTCTCAAGCCGGGCTGGGCGAGCAAGATCGACTTGAGCCGACTGGATCTTGGCAGCTGCGATGCCTGTGTTCTCGGGCAGCTGTTCGGCAACTACTCGGTCGGTGCGGAGGTCGTGTTCGCCATGCGCAAGGAAGAGGGCTCCTGCGCCGTGGACACCGCGGCGGCGGAGTGCGGGTTCTTCCTGCCCTACGAGGGCGGTGTCCTAGGACAGCGGTATCGTCCGCTGACCGACGCCTGGAAGCGTCAGATCAAGCAACGCCAAGCCGTCTAACAAGACAGCCTTGGACCCTTGACAAGGGGTCCAAGCGGTGTCATGTTGACACCATGAAGCTAACGGAGGTGACAGGAATGCGTACGTACACACCAGAAGACGTGGATCGCCTGTTCGGCTGGTCTATCGAGGCGCGCAAGTGCTTCACCCGAGACCAGCAAGGCCAGGAGATCGAGGTCCCGAACAAGAGGGCTCTGGTCCGCGTGGACACCGAGTTCCCGCTGGGAATCGCCAGCGACCGGTACGGTGTGATCCAGCCCCGTGACATCATGGGCCTGTTTCACGCAGCGGCCGGCAACGGCACCGTTGAGTATATCAACGGCGGTTACTTCGACCACGGACGGAAAATCTACCTTCAAGTTGCGCTGCGAGGCGCTAACTTCGAGGTGCGGGGGCAGGAGCATGGTGCCTACTTCATGCTCGGTGCCCACAACGACGGAACCGGATCGTTCTGGATCGCGTTCACACCGGTTCGCTTCGTCTGCACGAACATGCTCAAGTACCTGCTCAAGAGCGTGCAGAGTCGCCTGGCGATCCGCCACACGAAGAACGCCAGCGAGCGCTTGTCGCTGGCAACTGCACTCATCACCCGAGCGCGGTCCTACTTCGGGGAGTTCCACAAGGACGCCCTGCGGCTGGTCTCGCAACGGTTCACGGTGCAGGACATGAAGGCTCTCACCGAAGAGCTGTGGCCTACCCCGAAGAGCGAAAACCTGGTGCATGGTGTCGAGGCGACTCGGCATGCCGTGGTGCAGCTCTTCGACGGCCGGCAGCGAGGAGCCGAAGCAATCGGCGGGACGCGGTACGCCGCGCTCAACGCCGTGGTCGAGTACCTGGATCATCACCAGCCCCGGCATGGAGGCCGTGATGGGCGCCTGTCCGCGGTGCTGTTCGGGTCGCAGCCTGCGACTCTCAAACAGCTGGCGTACGACAGGCTCGCAGCCTAGTGCTGCTAGGATGCCCTGCCTCGGTAGGGCATCCGATGGAGCACTTCCGCTCCCCGACTGACAGGAGGATGCTATGACCATCGTGCTGATCGAGGGCAAGGCGTACGCGCTCGGAGAAGAGATCCAGTTCAAGCTGGTGCCGGGCGTGGACAACCTGACCGCGGCGGAGAAGCGCTGCATCGAGAGGGGCGACCATATCTACGCGATCAAGTCTGTCCGCGAGCGCACAGGGCTCGGCCTTCGGGAATCGAAGGACCTGTGCGACCACTACAAGGAGCGAGCCCTACCTGTTCCTGCCTAAACGGCTGCGTAGGCGCCCTACGGGGCGTCTGCCGGAGCCACTTAGGCTCTTGGAGGATGCTATGGACGACAGACGATTCGTGGAGTACCACAGTAAGGCGTGGGACCAGCTTGTCGAACAAGGCTGGCTTACGTGGTCTGTGGATCGACTCCCGAACGGTACCGAAATCGCTTGCATGGTCCCAGCCGACTACCACTGGAGTCGGCGGATCTGGTGAGTGTTGCACGGGGCGTGTGGATTAGGCTTCTAGAGCCGAAGCCGAGAAGGGGAAGCGCAACCCTTCTCACGCCCCATGGAGCACTTACGCTCCAACTACCGGTCCACAGGAGGACACCAATGCATCAGGAGTACTTCAGTCTCGGGTCGTTCGGGATCACCCGCAACGAGGCCCTTCGGGTTCTCATCGCGGCGATCTACAACACGGCGCGCGAGCGTTCCGTGTTCACGACCGACCATGTGTTCCAGAAGGTCACCGACTACCCGGTCGAGGCCCTTCGCAAGGCGACGGCTACCAGCAAGCTCATTGCCGTCGCGCTCCGCAAGGCCACGCGCAGGGGGATCTGTACCCCGGCGACCGAGGCCAAGGTCCAGGGCGATCTGCTCTGCCACGGCAGACCGAAGGGTCTGTGGGTCAGCAAGATCGCGTCGCCTGTGTTCTCGCAGGCGGAAGGGGCGGTGTAAGCGAACGCTGCTCGGGCGCCCCGCAAGGGGCGTCCGGTGGAGCGCTCGGGGCTCTGTTGGAGGATGCTATGACACTCTTCACGGTAGGAAACACCAAGACGCTGAAGGGCGAGGACAAGGGCTGGCTTACCCTGGTTCTGCACATGCTGCCATACGACAGCTACAGGGCCGGGCGAACCGTATGCCCACACTCCACGCCCCAATGCCGAGAGCTGTGCCTAGTCACAGCTGGTCGCGGTGTGTTCGATACGGTCAAGGAGGCTCGGGCGGAGAGGACGAGGCGGTTCTTCGAGGAGCGGGCGAGCTTCGAGCTACAATTGGCCGCGGAGATTCGACGGGCTCGGAAACGAGCAGCGAAGAAGGGCATGCGCCTAGCAGTCCGCATCAACGGGACCAGCGACGTGCCGGCCCTGGCGCGTAATGTTCGGTTCCTCGAACCAGAGAACGCAGTGTACTACGACTACACGAAGGTGCCGCGAGTGTGGCGGCGCATCCACGGTATCCACTACACGTTCAGCCGCAGCGAGAGCAACGAGGCCGAATGTGTCGAGGCGCTTCGGGATGGCGTCAACGTGGCGGTAGTGTTCAGCACGAAGAAGGGTCAACCTCTGCCGAAGTCCTGGACGCTCGGCGGGTTGAAATACCGGGTCATAGACGGCGATGCCAACGACTTGCGCTTCCTCGACCCCTCTGGTGTAATAGTGGGATTGAGAGCAAAAGGGCGGGCGCGCAGGCACGTCGGTGGGTTCGTCGTGGAGGTGTGATGCGATTCATCGAGACAGATGTAGCGAACACCAGAGACGCAGTAGCGCGGATCGAGGCGAGGCTCGATCGACTACTCAAGCTGGTGCTCAAGATCGACAAGGATCTGCAAGAGCACAAGAGATCGTGCGAAGGCTGCGAAACCGAAGACCACACGCCCGACAAGCACACTTGCCCGGCGTGGGTCGAAGAGTAACAAAAGTCGGGGACGCCCTGGTGGAGGGCAGCCCGTCTGTAAAACGGGTGGGGCACGGCCCTAGCAGGTTCGACTCCTGCCCCCGGCATGGCAAGGCTGCTACCTGGGCGAGGGCGCATCCTACTAGCGCGTCGAGTTCGATGGGACGCTAGTGCCGGAAAGCTCGGCGGGGATACGTGGCTGGTTCGACTCCAGCCTGGCGATTTGTGGGGACCGCGGTATAGCGACGAAGGCCCGCGGCATAGACGTAGCTGGTGGGGGCACGTCAAAACCGACTACTAGGTTTATAGCGAAGTTAGGAGGTTTATGCCAACACGACATAACTTCCGCGAGCGCCGCGAGGCGCGTCGGCAGGAAGCGACCGAGAGACAGAAGGTACGCAACGCGCGATCGAACGCCGAACAGCTCGCTCTCTGCCGAAAGCGGCGGGGCGAGTCAAGGCGCGAGGTCGCCCGGCTCATGGGATACTGACCGGATGAAGATCTACAGACGGGAGCGAGTCGAGGTCACCGACACAGTGACCAACGGCGACCAGTACGCCGTTCGACGGCACCAGGTTGACAACCGAGTGTGGTTCAACCTGGCTATGAAGGGTTACCCGACCTACACACTCGACCCGGAGGAGGCGAGGTGGCTGCGGGATGCCCTGGTCGAGCTGGTGAAGGATGCGGACGGGAGGGAGAATGGGTAGCGTGGTCCTGTTCTTCCTGGTGATGGCGTTGATCTACTTCGTCGAGTTCGACGAGTGAAGCACGCGCTGGGCGGGCGGATCGGCCAGGTAAGCTGCGGCTCGGGCCAGCACCTCGGCGGTGAAGCGGCTGCGAACCAGGACGTAGTTGCACGGGTAGGAGCAGATCAAGCCCCGGATCGAGGCGCGAGGCCCGGCCCGCTTGGCGAGCCCGTGGTCATGATCCACGGCCAGGCGCCGGGTCCTGCCCCGCGGGTTCGGGGGCTTCAGGCAGAGGGCGCAGACCCCGCCCTGGGCTTCGAGGATCGCGGCATACTCCTCGGGGGTGATGCCGTACTTGACCCGGAGCGTTCGGTCGTAGCGGTCGGCTGGCACCCTCCGATGATACCGAAAAGGGGGTCTCGCCGGAAGGCTTACACCCGCGCTCCGAGGGTCGATTCTCGGCCTCCAGGGACCCAAGACCCCTATTATCATTCCCCTCTCTAGAGAGAGGGGGAATGATAATAGGGGGTCTAGGGTCGTCCCTGTAACTTTTACAACGGTCTCTCCGGGCTTGCATCGCCCGCGGGACCGAGGTACTCTCAGACAGGAGGATCTCTATGACAGGAAAGACCGCGTTCAATTCTGTACCGTACGAGACGCTGCGCGCCCAGGCGGAGATCGCCAACGTGCTGCGCGACGCTACGGTCAAGGTACTCGCCATCGCCGACGCGCACAAGGACTCGGCGATCCGGCGTCTCCAGGATGAGCTGGCCCTGGTTCGGCTCCAGAAGGACGAGCTTCAGAAGCAGCTCAATGCAGTCGGCTCCTATGGTGAGCCGCAACCGACGTGGACCAACTCGGACGGCAACACGTTTCGACTCAAGGATCTGCCCACGAAGTATCTGGTGAACATCACCAACAAGCTGTACGGCGCCGGGTTCCGTACCGCCCGCAACATCGCGTTCACAGGCAGGGGCACGAGACTCGGCATCATGGATGCGATCCAGGAGGTGCTGAATGGACGAGAGCAGCGTTGATGGCGCTGGCGTCTGTGAAGACGGAGGGCGGGCACAAACCGGGCCGGACGGGGAGGAAGAGCACGAAGAGAGCCGAGAGGAAAACTGCGGCGAAGAAACGGCGACGGCGGGAGAGCAGTTGTGTGTGCAGCGATCGGAGTCCGTGCTTTCTGCATCTGGAGCTTCCGTAGAGGCCGACGATCCTGGAATCTGTGAAGGCTGCAACCGTTACTCGGACCGCGTGATCCGCCGGCTGAACCGGCGAGGTGGGCCGCGCTGGTGCGACCCGTGCCACGCAGAAAGGGACTTCGATGTTCGATGAGGACTACGGCTCGTTCATCGACGGGCCGCACATGCAGTGCCACTGGTGCAAGACTCGGCGCGTGGATGGGATGATCGTGTGCTCCTGTCCGATCCACACGCAGGAGGACGACGGGGTGTACTGCGGCGAGGGATGCTACGAGGCTGCGCATGCAGCCTGATCCGGTGCGGGTCTACCTGGACTCACTAGCGCCGGGCTCCAAGCGAGCCGCGCTCGAATCGCTCAAGAAGATCCTGTCTCTGGGCGGCGGGGGCAGCATTCACGACTACCCGTGGGAGACGCTGAAGTCGGGCAACGTGCTTGCGCTCCAGTCGATCCTGCGCGAGAAGCACAGCCCAGCCTACGTCAACAAGATCATCGGTCTCCTGATCGGTCTCCTCCGCACGTACTGGCACCACGGCCTGATCTCGTCCGACGAGATCGCCCGCATCCGAGGCGTGCGCCCGATCCAACACACTCGCCTGCCGAAGGGGCGGGCGCTCACAGAGACCGAGACCAAGAGCCTCCTGGAGGCGATCAAGAACGAGCGGCACCGCCTGATCGTCCGGCTCATGCTCTCCACGGGCATCCGGCGCAGCGAGGCCGCGCACATCATGTGGGACGACTTCTGCTCGGACGGCCTGCGCATCCATGGCAAGGGCAATAAGGAGCGCATCGTCCCGGTCCCGCCCTTCATCGTGGGCGCCGTGTACCAGGCGTGCCTCGGGCGCAAGGGCGAGATGGTCTTCGGTGTCGGCGGCGACGGTATTGCAGCCGTCCTGCGCAAGGCCAGCCGCGAGGCCGGCATCCCGATCGTGACGCCGCATGACCTTCGCCGTACGTTCGCCACGCGAGCGTTGCGCCAGCTGCCCGTCGTCGTGGTGCAGAAGCTCATGGGACATTCCAGCCCGACGACCACGGCCGGGTACGACCGGACTCGGCTCGACGAGCTGACCGAGATGGTCAGGGGGACGGACCTGTGGTCAGTGTAAGTGTGCGGAAACACTTGGAAAACCCCGTGCTCCGAGCGCACATCCGGAGCGTCCGGTTGCGCTACCGCCCCGAGCAGTATAACGATGAAGGAGCCAACGCGCTCGGCTACCGCCGGCTCGTCCTGCCGATCGAGATGGACGGCGAGCAGATGTTGGCTGTGCATCCGGACGGCACCACGAATCCGCTTGTGTGGATCATGAACGTGTGCTACAACTAGGAGGACGAATGGCTGACCGCGTGCTGATTCCGATGGACGTGTTCACGTCGCTGTGCGTCGAGTACAAGAAGATGACCGACTTCATGCTCGCCGCCGTCACCTCGTTTCAAGACGACGCACCTCATCTCCCGCCGGACAGCAAAACGCTCGACCGGCTCATGGCGACCAACAACCAGATCATGATGGTCGAGCGCATGCTGCGGGCGATCATCGTGGACGACGAGGAGGACCCCAGGCCGACCGGAGGCAACGGAGGAGTGCTGCATGCTTAGGCTGGACGACGAGACCCTGGTCGCCAACGTGCTTCGGTCTCTCATGGACGGGACCGGTCAAGCAGAGACCGATGGGCTTCTGGAGAACGAGTCGGGCTTCCTCGTGAAGCTCGAAGATGGTACGCGGTACGTGGTGACGGTCACCAAGATCGAAGAGGGAGAGTGATGGCGCGATTCGAAGCCCTAGTCAAGCACCTGAAGGACCACGGCGCCTCCTTGGCCGTGATCGCCGACTTCTCGGAGTTGGTCGCTGCGGTCAACAAGCTCGCCGAACAGGTCGGCCTGATCGCTGGCGGCATCGCCTGCCAGGAGGTCATCCTGGAGCACCACAACCTGTTCAACCCCGAGGTCGCCAAGGCTATCGCCCCGAAGGTCCGCGCCAAGCTCGGTATCCCCGAGCCGAAGGCAGAAGAGCCCCAGCCGTGAGGCGCCGGCCCGCGCCGAAGATGGCGGAGGGCTGGGTCGCGCTCGACAGCGAGGCGTTCGAAGAGGAGGTCGTCCTCCCCGAGCAGCTGTTGGCGTACGAGCCGGCCTGGACGCCGGAACAGAACTTGCAGGCCGCGGTC